GGTGTCTTTATTTTCAGACAGTGGTAGGGTTGTCGTGAAGTTGAAGGTTGACACTGTCGTTCAGCGATATCGAGGGGATACTGTCTATCGTGAGATTGTGAAGACTAAGACTGTTGTGCCTAAGTGGGTTTTCGCTGTCGTTGCGCTTTGTGTTATATTTGTGCTGCTAACTAGAATATGAAGAAGCCCAAGCCCAACATTCCAGATTATAGAAAGCGGTTTGCAGATAAGTCGAAAGAAGATAGTCCTCTTGTAAAAAAGACTAAAGGCGTTCTGGCTGCTGCTAGTAGAATGCCCGGAATGATTGGCAAGTATGGCCAAGCGTTGTCCATTGGAGCTGATTTAGGCACTGGTATAGCTAAAGCTCTTAGAGGTGATAAACGAGGATCTAATAAAGATTTTGCTCAAGCTGTCATCGGCGGAGCGATGCTCACTCCGCTTAAAAGCACTAAGTTTTTTAAATCAGGCAATATAGCGATTGATGCTTCAGACATTTCCGAAGTACTGCCTACTGGTGATACGCGACAAAAGAAGAAGAGCAGTGGCGTTACTGTAAGTTATTCAAAGGGCGGTAAAATTTCAAAGAAAAAATGAAGAAAACCCCTGGTCCATTTTCTCACAAGAAGAACCCGATAGACTTGGTTCGGAATGGCCGGAAGATTGGAGAGGCTACCGGGGGGGAGTACATTCTAAATCCCAGTCAGGTGTCCAAGATTAAGGGGTTGGTTGGGAAAAATAACAAGGATGGATTACATAGTTATATTTGCAGCATCATTAAAAAATTCGAGAAATGAAAGGCTGTTCAAAATGCAAAAACAAAACCTGTACCTGTGATATGAAAAACACCAAGTATGCTAAGGGCGGTAAGACGCCAATGAAACCCACCACCTATGCTAAAGGCGGTAAGTCTCCTCTACCTGGAATGAAAAAGCCTAAATCATCTTGCAAATGAAAAAGAAGAAAATGTCTGCCGATATGAAGGCAGTTGCTAAACACGAGAAAATTGAGAAGAAGATGGAGGCTGAAGGCTACATGAAAAAAGGTGGAAAAGTCAAGAAGAAGTAATGCCTAAGATAAGTACATATCCTGTAGTAACTCCTGCTAGTAACGACTTAGTAACCGTTACTGACGCAAGCGACAGTAATGCGACGAAAAATGTTACTGTTCAAGGATTATTGGCGGCTTCAGGGCAAAAGTCATACACAGAAATTTACGATTTAGGTGGAAGTGTGACCGACATAATTAGTCCGGGAGTATATTACCCGCTTGTATGCGTTACTACCACAGGTTTAACTAATGATAATACAATAACTCAAAATGGCGCTGGGGTGATAACTAATACTGGTCAGCCCAGGACATTTATTGTGACTTTCCATGTTGGGGCTGAGACCGGTGGTAATACTTCACTTTCGTTTTTTCTTAGGAAAAACCAGACGACAATAAGTTATAGCGAAACAGATTTACACTCACAATCCCAGGGTAGAGGGAGTACCTCAAATAGCGTCATTGTATCATTGAATACTAACGACACGATTTCTTTTTTGGCCGCTAATAACACTTCGACCACTGACATAACTTTACGACATCTAAACATTATTATTTTAGAACTATGATGAAGCCAAAACCCACTGCAAAAGACCGCATGATGATGCTTAAGAAGAAGCATGTTCGCGATGTTGAGAAAGACACCAATAAATATCCTGATGGCACTGTTGAAAAGTCCAAGAGTGTATTCAGGAAAGACGGAGGTCAAAAAGTTAAGGTAAAAACCACCTCTCCTAATGGTGAGGTTAAAAAGACGAAGATTGTCCGCAAGTGAAAGACGCCTGTTACAGAAAGGTCAAGGCTCAATATGACGTCTTCCCTTCTGCAAGGGCGTCACAGGCTATTGCCAAGTGCCGGAAGCAATCTGGCTCTGTGCGCAAGGGAGAGGCTGGGTCAAATCTGAAACGCTGGGAAGCGGAGAAGTGGAAGGACACAAGAACTGGCAAGGCTTGTGGTGCAGGTGGGAGCAACGAATACTGCCGTCCTAGTCGCAGGGTGTCATCAAAGACGCCAAAGACTGCATCTGAAGTCGGTAGTGCTAAGTTAGCGGCAAAAAAGAGGGAGAAGGCACGGGTGGGGATGGGAAATAGAGTTAAACCAATTTAATATGATACGAAAAGTAGGAATAGGCCAGGATTACAAGAATGGCATGCATTACGAGCTCAATCAGCCTGTAATCAACAAGACTGGCGATTTTAGGATATCCTTAATTAAGAAGGATTCATCAGGCGGCATTAAGATACACATCTCGAACTCACGCAATGAGCACATGCTCTGGAAGGAGTTTAATGCCTGTATGCCGATATCAATCGAGTATGAAGTTATCTGATGCGTTCACCATTTCAGTTTATCGTCAGGCCGAAGGGAGATCGGCGTTATGACAACACCCGGGATTGGGGTGTTGACTTCATTGTAAGTGTTTCTCAGGAAGACCACAGATTCTCAAATAGGTATGCCGAGGTCATCAGCACGCCAATGGACTACAGCGGTCCTATCAAGCCCGGGGATACGCTGATTGTTCACCACAATGTATTCAAGTTCTACTATGATATGTATGGTAGGCAGAAGAGTGGCAAGTCTTTCTTTGGGGAGAATGCGTTTGTGTTAGACTACGATCAGTTCTTCTTGTTTAAGTCTGATGATGGTAGGTGGCATGCTCACGATAAGTACTGTTTCATAAAGCCTTCGGATGAGAAGGAGTGGGTGCTGTATAAGGGCGGCAATTCAGAGCCTTTGCATGGCACTATCCGTTATATTAATGATGAGTTGATAGCACTTGGGCTGAAGGAAGGAGATGAGGTCATTTATCAACCAGAGAGCGAGTATGAGTTCGAGGTTGATGGGGAGGTGCTATATCGTATGTTTACCAGTAACATTGCCATCAAGATATGAAGACTAATGAGCAGTACAAGAGGGATATAATAAAAGCTGGGCGTAAGGCTGTGGAGCATCTCATTAAGGTTGCTGAGCAGGAGATTATTACTGGCGGGGAGGATGAGTTGAGTGCTGATAGGATGAAGAATGCCGCCGCCACCAAGAAACTAGCGATTATGGATGCATTCGATATATTGACGAGGATACAGCAGGAGGAGGACATACTGAATGCTCCTATGGCATCTAACGAAACGCATGGACAAGGATTTGCAGAAAGACGTTCAAAATAGCCTATACAGAGTGCTGCCTGCGCCCATTCAGAAGAAGAAGTGGGTGTATGGGTATAATAGGGAGTATGACATTGTCGTTATTTCTAAGGATGGCACTCTCGGGGCTGTATATGAGATATCTGGGTTGAAGATAGGCATACCCGAGGTGCCTAAGCAGGTGTATCAACGGTCAAGCAAGAAGTCTGAGCAGTATTGGGAGCGGGTGAACTGTCCGCCTCAATTAGAAAAGATCAAGTCAATATATCAATGGAATGAGATGCCGCGTGACTTCAAGGAGTCATATGCGCCATACATTGAGTCTGAGTTTGATAAGAGAGATGCAGGAACGTGGTTTATGAACAATGGGGTGCCAACATATATGACTGGGGCATACTACATGTACCTTCAGTGGAGTAAGATTGACGTTGGATACCCTGACTTCCGAGAGGCTAACAGGATTTTCTTCATTTTCTGGGAGGCGTGTATGGCTGATAATAGGTCATTCGGTATGTGCTACTTAAAGATTAGGCGTTCCGGGTTCTCGTTTATGAGTTCGTCAATGGCCGTTAACCTTGGCACATTGTCGCGCAATGCTCGTATTGGCATACTGTCCAAGACTGGTGCTGATGCCAAGAAGATGTTTACCGATAAGGTCGTGCCTATATCAACGAACTATCCGTTCTTCTTCAAGCCTATACAGGATGGTATGGACAAGCCGAAGATGGAACTCGCCTATCGACTACCGGCATCGAAGATAACCCGCAAGAATATTCACGAGGTCATGTCTGACTCATCGCCGGATGGGCTGAATACGACTATTGACTGGCGCAATACCGCTGACAACAGCTATGACGGTGAGAAGTTATTGCTGCTGATACATGATGAAAGTGGAAAGTGGCTGCCACCAGAGAATATCCTCAATAACTGGCGGGTTACTAAAACGACTCTTCGTATAGGCAGTAAGATTGTCGGTAAGTGCATGATGGGCTCTACCTGCAATGCCAAGGCAAAGGGAGGAGGGAACTTCAAGGAGCTGTATGATGACTCTGATGTGACCAAGCGCAATGCCAATGGTCAGACCAAGAGTGGTATGTACAAGCTGTTCATCCCTATGGAGTGGAACTTCGAGGGGTATATTGATAAGCATGGATGGCCCGTCATTAACTCGCCGGCATCCCCTATTGTTGGCGTTGATGATATGGAGATTTATACCGGTGCTGTCAACTATTGGGAGAATGAAGTTCAGTCGCTCAAGTCGGACCAGGATGCACTGAATGAGTTTTACAGGCAGTTCCCGCGCACGGAGGCGCATGCGTTTCGTGATGAAAGCCGAATGTCGCTATTCAATCTGACTAAGATATATCAGCAGATTGACTTCAATGACGGCATTATGATTAACACAACGCTAACTCGTGGGTCATTTCATTGGGCGAACGGCATTCAGGATAGCCATGTGATATGGACTCCTAATAAGACTGGGCGATTCTTAGTTAGCTGGATACCGCCCGCTGGGCTTCAAAATAGGGTTATTGACCGCAATGGCAGGAAGTATCCTGGCAATGAGCACATAGGGTCTTTTGGCTGTGACTCATACGACATATCGGGTGTTGTGGGTGGAGGAGGGTCCAATGGTGCATTACATGGCTTGACTAAGTTCAATGTTGATGATGCGCCCAGTGGCATGTTTTTCTTAGAGTACATCGCTCGACCTCAGACTGCTGAGATATTCTTCGAAGATGTGCTGATGGCTTGCGTGTTCTATGGGATGCCTGTTCTTGCCGAGAACAACAAGCCGAGGCTGTTATACCACTTTAAGAATAGGGGATATAGGGCGTTCTCGCTGAATAGACCTGACAAGCACATATCGAAACTATCCAAGACAGAGGTTGAGCT